TTTAAATTTTCCTTAACCGCTCTATTGATATTTGTTAAACTACCATCCGAATCATATGCTAACAAATATAAATTAATTGCAAATGGATTATTTTTTTCATTTTCATTTGAAGTTTTACCAACTAAAAATTTTGTAATTTGTTCTTTAACAACTGCTTGCGATGGTTCTTCAGCATCTGGTTTATTTACAAAACTCATAACCAAATCCGTAAATTCTTGCAAATGATTTGGAGATGCTAATATAGATGATGGGGAATTGTTATCCAATGTACCATCAGCCGCAGCGTAAGCTTTTGCAATTGCTCCAAATTTTGAAGGCATTGATAATACTCTAATTTGATAATCCTTTGCAGTTACTGCTCTGTTTTGTGCCGAAAAATTTGCTAATGCATTTTCTCTAATTTCATTTATAGTATCACCACTTCTACCACCAGTTGCTGGTATTTCATTATCGATAGCAATAGTTTCTTTCATTCTAATATATAAAGCTAATTGCTGGCTATTGAAGTAGCTGGTATCCTCATCAAATTGAATACTATCTATTGTGTTTATTGTATTTACAGGCACATTTGATACTACACCACCTCCTATTAAATATTTAACAGTCATTGTTGTATTAGCAGGAGATGTACCATATGTTTTTGTTTTCAAAAAATTCGTTGGGTCAAATGATTCTTCTAATCTACTGATAGAGTTTGGTAATCCCAATCCAACATTTTTAAGGTTTGGAATCAATTGCTCATCGGATGCGGTTGAATCACCTGCTCCAAATTGTAAACTAGTTGTTCTATCACTATTTACGTTAGCTACAAATCTTCTTGGAGTTTTTAATGTTTTTAATATAAATGGAATAGTTGATTTAAATTGATATAAATCAGGATCGTTTGCTTCAGTATTTGGTTGTTCAATGAAAACCATTTCTTGTGCTAAATACGGAACTTCATACCATTTATTATTATTCGAATCTCTACAATCTAATATTTCTATTATATTATCTTCTGGTAAATCAATTCTTTGATATGGTGAGTATGAACCAAATGTAAAATCTTTTGATACAACCGTACCAGCCGTTGCATCTACATATTTTTTTATAAGATAATAAGTAGGTTCTCCAGTAGTACTATCTCTTTCATATACTGTAATTTCTCTATTATTTTCATCCGAAAAATCAACAATATCTTTTGTTATAAAATTAATTCCATTTACACTTGAGTGAGCTAGCATTCCTGCCTTAATTCTAATATAATATTTCGAATCAGGCATATTATTTGCACTTACACCAATTGAAGGAACTAATTGATATACAGATAATTTTGTTACAGATGGTGCTGTTACTTTTGGTTTATATCCTAAATATTTAGCTAATGGTATTACACTTTGAATATCATCTGCATATAACATTAATGATTGTTTAAATGTATCATCTATATAATATGATAATGTATCACCTACATAAGATGCCATTTCAATAAACATAGTACCAGGAGATGCTTCGCTAAAATCATTATATGTTTTAGGGAAGTAAGTTTTTGAAAACTCAATTAAATTTTCCTTAAAAGCATTAAAATCTTTATTAAGGTATTTTATATCCTTTCCTTTGTTTTTAAAATTTGTATTTGTATTATTAAGTGCCATATCTTATGGGTTTACAGTAAATTCAACATTAAAATCTTGTCTATTATAATTAGCTGTAAATACAATACTAACGTTAATTGAATTTTTATCTTTCATTTCATCTGTTGCTTCTATGTTTATTTCTCTAATAGTTAGTTGAGGTAGCCAGTTTCTAATTGAATTATCAATAGTATCATATATTTTTTGCTCAAGTTCTTCATCGTTTGGTTCAAACAATAATGTGTGTAAATTAGTACCAAATGTAGGTTGTCCTAATCTTTCTCCTTTTCTAGTTAAAAGTAAGTTTCTTACATTTGATTTTAATTGTACTAAATTATCATATGTTTGATTAAAAGTATTAGTTGACATTTGTAAAGGTAATGATAATCCTATTGCATAATCATTTATTTCTTGATTTGCATTGGTTACTACATATGTTCCTAATACTACTGCCATTATTTCTTTTTAAATCTTTTTACAAGTTCTGAATAATCTCTATTCAAAGCTTTATCTATTTCCGCTACTCCAGTATTGACCCCTAATCCAGTTGGAGAAGGTCCTTTTGCCAAATCACCATAACCCATTTTTTCAGCTATTGCTGTTCTACCTACTATTGAACCCATATCACCCTGCCCAAAACTCATTGTTCTATAACCATCGCCGGTTGAAGGTGCCATTGCGGTTTCATTTAGAATTTGGTTAATCATTGGGTTTTTGCTAAATTGCTTTGTAGGTGCTTGTTTAGGTTGAACTGATTCTTGTATTGGTTCATCACCTAAAATAGCCTTAGCCATTGAAATACCCTTTGATTGTGGTTTTGGTGCTACTTTTGTTTCAGATAGCATCTTTTTCATTTCAGCCTTCACACCTTCCTTAATTAAAGCAGGTAATTGCTCTTTAAGCTCCTCTTTAATAAGAATTTGAATGGCTTCTAATAGTTTATCCATGTCCATAATATTCTATTCTTTGTTTGTTATGTTTATAAATATTTAAATTAAGTATTTTTGAGATTATATCAAAATCTACTCTATTCTGCAAAAATAGTACCTCCAATTATTTTCGAATTTGGTCTTGAACGTAATTCTGTTAAATAGCCAGGGTTTGTACCAGGACCATACGCTCGTAAATCATTTGATGTGAAATTTATATATGTTTTTGGTACATCTCTTAGTATTTTTGCAGCTGCACCATATATAGCATTTGCATTGAATGCGTTAGGTCCGTTTACAAAACTAGCAACCGGACCCGGTTTGAATCTCGTACCAGTAACAGGTTGATATTGAAATGGTTGTGATATAATATCGGTTAGTGTTGCGAATTTAAATCTTGGGTTTTTAGGTCCAGCAGGTGTATATCCGATTCTAGTTCTATTTAATATAGTTGCCATAACCCAAGCTCTCTCTGTTTGATTTGATGTGGATTCTGCAAATGTTAGTGAAACTAAATTGTTCCATTCACTATCCGATAAAGCTCTTCCCAAATATTCTTCAGCTACGGCTTTAGCTTCAGCATTACTAGCTACAAAATTAGTTTGTAATGTATTTGCTTCATTTCTTACAGCAATGCCATCCACTCTTGTATATACACTTGGAACACCTTGTGGTCTAAATTCCTGTTCATAATCTATTTCATCTGGTTCTTTAAAAAATCTATCTCTAGTAACTAATGCATCTGATTTAAAATTTGTTGATGCGGGAATAGTGTCCGTATTTGGTGGTTGTACGTCTGGGATTCTATAGCCGGTCCATCTACAAATACTTGGTGCCGGTGGTAATGGTGGTTGATATGTGGATAATACCGATGCCTGCCCAGACACAGTTAATAAATGAGCTTTTGCGTATCGTATGAAGTCATCTACTAATAATATTGGATTACTATTTGGTTCTACATATGACATTATAAAGCGTTTACTATTATATTTGCAATTTGTCTAGGTTGTGTACCAGTCGGATGGAATCCATCACCCAACGTTCCGATATCAAATATTCCTATAAATTTAGCATTTTGTATTGTAGTTGGAATTGCTTCTTGATATTCTTTATATTTTTGTATCATAGGAATATAATCAGCCTTACTACTTATATATCGTGTCATTGGCATTTTAGTATAATCCATATTCTGAGTACTATATCCAATTATAACATATGCTTTAGCCCCAGTTGCAACTACCAAATCAACCATTTTTTGTACATTACTTAATACCGTTCTCATTGGTATTTGTGAAAATATATCATTAATACCTCCGTATATATAAACTCTATTATATTTTGTAGTTGCTAATTGGTTTGGTAGACTTTCCAACATCCATGATGTTTGCTTAGCTCCAATTGCCAATACATCTACAACTGCATTTGGTAATAATTTTTTAACTTGTACTGGATATGTCCATCTGACATCTTCTCCGGTTGGAGTTTTTATAGCTGTTATAGAATCACCTACAAATAGTATTGTTTCTGTTGTGTTACCATCCAATGGCGGCGCAGTACTACCACTACCACCACTAGCTCTATTATTTTGAGATTGATTATTATTATTTACATTAACAGCAGGTAGTGGTTTAATCCACTTTCCGGGATTTGTAACTATATTTGAATTAACCACAATATTAGCCGTAACTCCACTTACCAATTGTTCTATTGTTACTAATGGTATTGGAAAACGATTCATTTGTATTGTAGTTGGGGGTGGTTGATTTTCCGGCAGTAGTGGTGTTGGTGCTTGTTGAGTACTCCAATATGCAATTACACCCTTTCCCATTTCACCAACTAAATCATATTTTTCATTATAGTTAAGTCCATTATCTAAAGCTTTTTTGAAATATGCTTCCATAGCTTTAATATTTCCTTTTTGTAATGGTACTTTATTTACAACATCACCTCCTCTCTTAACCGCTAAATCATATTCTCTAGCGTATGCTTTTGCTATAAGGTCAGTATTATTGACATTTTCCGGTCTAAGTGCAATATTTAATATATTTTTTCTAAATATTTCCCAAGACATATTATCCTCCTATTTTATTTGCAATATTAGAAACCGAGTTTTGTGCTTGTGATTGTAAATTTGATATTGCACCTTGTGCATTTGATGCTAAACCTTGTGCTTGCGATGCTAAACCTTGTGCTTGCGATGCTAAACCTTGTGCCTGTGATGCTAATCCTTTAGCTTTAGATGCAAGAGCTTCTGCTTGGTTTTTTGCATTAAGTACTGATTCTTTTGCAGAATTTAATTGATTTGCAAACCCTTTTAGTTTTTTCTTTTCTAATATTTTTTCCTTTTTAGTTTTTGGCATTTTTTTAGGCTTGAGTTGAAACAATGCCGCTTTTGCTTTAAACTTTAAAACTTTTAAATTTGGTTTTTTAGGAATTTCAGGAAGATTTGGAGGTATTGGTAGTTTTGATTTCAAACTAGCTAATAAAGCTTTAGGGTCAACTGCCCCATTTTCCAACCCCTTCAATGCATTTCTAACTGCATCTACATTAGCAGCTCCTGGTATTGAACTAATTGCACCTTGTGCTAAATTAGTTGCCGATGACACTGCACCTTGTGCTAAATTAGTTGCCGATGATGCTAACCCTTGAGCTGCATTTGTTAAATTTTCCATATTAAGATGTTTGATTTGTTTTACTCATCATATTTGCTAATTTATCAGATATTGCAATAAAATCGTTAAAATTTTCAGGTCCTACTGCGGTTGGTCCAGATGGTGTTTTAAATGTTTGAGATAAAATAGCTATTATAAGTTCTTCAAATATTTTCTTTAATTCATTTCCTTTTACTAATGGTTCTAAATTATTATCACCTAAAAATATCGAACCATTTCCTGTTTTAAATAAAACATCTCTACCATTTGTATCAATATTAATATTGTCATTAACACTAATATCAACCCCACCTTTATTATCAATTGATAATCCACCATCGGATATAAATCCATAATTCTTTTTAGAATGAAATATAATTTCTCCACTTTTTGCGGAAAATATTAATCTACCAGAATTTAAAAGTATTTGGTCACCATTTAATTTATCAGGATAGTCAGTAAATGAATCTGGTTTGGTTGTATTTGTACTTGCAAATGGTAATTGATATTGATTAGATGACATTACTAAAACACTACCATCTTTATTAATATCTTCTTCTACAGTTGTATTAACATCTTTAGATTGATTTAATGTAGATTCTACATTTCTTAATATTATTGTTGGTGAAAATATATTTTTGCTGTTATTGTATGCTGAAAATCGTAATGATTGTCCAAATCTAGATTGTATAACAGTATCTCCTTCGTATAGTTTTATTTTATGAATGTTACTAACTGCATTAAAATAATTTCCAAATTTATTATAATTGGTACTTATTTGTTTATTTGATTTTGGCGTTTTATGTACTTCAAATTTTTTATACTTATCTATATTTGAAGCATCAGACATATTTGAATTTTTGTTATTTTCAAATTTAAATGATATTTGATTTATAAATGCACTATTATTAGGAGTTTCATCTGGCTGTATTCTTTGATAGTAGTAACCTAATCCATTTTTTATTATATGTACTTGTTCGTTTATTACTGGAAGTGTTTGAAAATTTTTATCATATGGAAGCGCATATTGTAAAGAATCAGCTGTTTGTGTAGTATCATCATTAAATCTAAATTTAACTGCTCCAATTACTTCGATATCTTTATTTTGACCAGTTTCATCCAAAACAACATCATAAACAACACCAATGTCTGTTTTAAATTTACTTGCATCTTGATAATTTGAATTTAAATTATTTGAAGATGCTATTTGAGGTGACATTATATCTCCCATACTATTTCATTTTTTTCTTTAGTTCATCTAATTCGAATTCTAAATCATCTACTCTTTCAACTTCCTGCTTTGTATCTTCCAAATCTTTAAGTAATTGCTCCTTCTCAAATGCAGATAAGAATCCTTCCTGTCCTTCAGTCTTTTTATCAGCTGCTATAAGTTTGGTTGCGATAGTTGCTAATTTAACTAATTGGTCATCATTTCTAACTGAGCTATCTACCAACCCACCAATAATAGGACCTAAACTTCCCATATCTCCAGCATGTCTAACCATTTTCTTCAATTCCTCAATTAAAGAACTAATCTTTTGCTTTTTTGATACTTGGTTATTATAGATATCCTCAAAAAGACCACTTAATGATTTACCTTTGAATAATTCGAAT